ACTCGCGTCAAGTTTGGCGACGGCTCTTAGGAGATGTTCTCCTACAAGTCGCCGCTTGATTTTTAGGAGAAACTAAAATGGCTACGCATGGAGGCCTTCGGGTCGATAGCAATGTCCTCTCCGGAGAATCGGTTGTTCGGTCGTTTAAGATTTTAAACGGCGACGCAACGGACATGCTCCAAGGGGATCTGATGAAGATGAACGCTGCTGGTTACGTTGAGCCGAGTACGGCTGTTTCGGACGTGGCGATTGTCGGTGTGTTCGTGGGGTGCGAATACACTAATTCTGATGGAGAAAGAGTGTTTAGCAATAAGTATACTGACACTATTTCTCGTGACGATACGATGGCTTTTGTAAATGTGAATCCTTTTCAGCTTTACAAGGTTGCCATTGCAAACAGTGATGTCGATACGACACTGGATATGTCCGCAATCGGCATCTCTTACGATATTGAGTACAACACTGGAGACACTACGCTCGGTTTAAGTGGTATGAACTTAGATAGTGGTTCTACTCCCGCCGCCACCGGCCAGCTTCGGGTTGTTGCACTCACGAATGACGACGGTGTTGATTATTTAACTCAGCCCGCCGCCACGACGTTCTCTACCGCAATCGTTCAGATTGATCCTAGCACGAGCTTCTGGCTTGGTGCTGGCGTCTAGGAAAGGAGTAACTAATCATGGCTATTTCTAGAGCGCAAATGATGAAGGAACTCCTGCCGGGGCTGAACGCTCTTTTCGGTCTGGAGTATGGCTCGTATGAAAACGAGCATGAGGATATTTACGAGATGGAAACCTCGGACAGGTCGTTCGAGGAGGAAGTCCAGCTTTCCGGCTTTGGTTCGGCTCCGGTAAAGTCTGAGGGTGCTGCTATCGCTTATGATACGGCGCAGGAAGCCTTTACGGCTCGCTACAACCACGAGACGATTGCTCTTGGCTTCTCTATTACGGAGGAGGCGATCGAGGACAATCTTTATGATTCGCTCTCGGCTCGCTACACCAAGGCGCTTGCTCGCGCTGCGGCGAACACCAAGCAGGTCAAGGCTGCTTATCCGCTGAACAACGGGTTCACGGGTGGCGCGTTTACCAGCGGTGACGGAGTTACGCTTTTCAATGCGTCTCATCCGAGAGTCGATGGTGGTGTCAACGCAAATCAGCCTTCGGTTGCGTCTGACCTCAACGAGACTTCGTTGGAGCAGGCAATTATCGACATTGCTGCATTCACGGACCAGAGAGGTCTTAAGATTGCGGCTCGTGCGCGCAGACTGATTATCCCCCCGGATCTTCAGTTTGTTGCGTCTCGCTTCCTTGATTCGGATCGTCGCGCCGGGACGGCAGATAATGACATCAATGCTCTCCGGAATAACGGAGTTATCCCTGAGGGGCATCGCATTAACCATTACCTGACTGACCCCGATGCTTGGTTCATTATCACGGATGTTCCGAATGGCATGAAGGGTTTCACGCGAACCCCGATGCAGACCTCGATGGACGGTGATTTCGACACCGGCAATGTCCGATACAAGTGCCGCGAGCGATACAGCTTCGGCGTTTCGGACCCGCTCGGAATCTACGGGTCTCAGGGTGCGTAAATAGGTATCTGTGGGAAGTTCCCACAGGGGGGAGTGGAGGTTAATCGGGCAGATTCCTCCTCTCCCCCGACCTGTTTTATTCATCGTGAATGACGCCCATATCCGAAAGAGAGATCGGCTCTATCGAAGAGAAGGTTAAAAGCCTTGAGCATAGAGCTAAAAGCGATCGAACTTCCATCAATTCAATGATAGATGAAATTGATTCGGTAAGGCTAGAGCTTCATCAGTTTAAAAATAAAGTTTACGGAGTTGGCTCTGCTCTTATATTTTTTCTCAGTATCCTTACTTGGATGATTGACTATTTTGTGAGGAAGTAAGATGCCTGCAAAGAGTAAAAAATCAAAGAGCAAGGTTAACGAAGCTGGTAATTACACAAAGCCTGCAATGCGTAAGTCCTTGTTTAATAAGATTAAAGCAGGAAGCAAAGGTGGAAAGCCCGGTCAATGGAGCGCGAGGAAAGCGCAGATGTTGGCTAAAGAGTATAAGGCCAAGGGCGGAGGCTACAAAGATTAATGGCTATCAAAAAGCCTCAAAAGTCTCTGAACAAATGGACGAAGGAAAAGTGGGGAACCAAGTCAGGTAAGCCCAGCACTCAGGGGCCTAATGCTACCGGAGAAAGATACTTACCTGAAAAAGCAAGGAAAGCTCTTTCGTCTAGCGAATATGCCGCGACTTCTAGAAAGAAACGAGAAGATACTAAGAAAGGAAAACAGTTTTCCAAGCAGCCCAAAGCAATAGCAAAGAAAACTGCGAAGCACAGAAAGAAGGTTTAGCATGGCTATTAAACGCGGAAGTGAAACGTTCTCTGGATATAACAAACCTAAAAGAACTCCCAATCATCCGAAGAAGAGTCATGCTGTTCTCGCTAAAGAAGGAAGTAAAATTAAATTAATCCGATTTGGGGAGAAGGGTGCTGAAACTGCTGGCAAGCCCAAGGCTGGCGAGTCAGACAGAATGAAGGCAAAGCGAAAATCTTTTAAAGCCCGACACGGCAAAAATATTGCTAAGGGCAAAATGTCCGCTGCGTATTGGGCGGACAAGGTGAAATGGTAATGAATGGCAAGATGAAGATGAATATGAAGAAGATGGCTGGCAAGAAGGCTGGTTATAGCAAGGGCATGGACATGATGGAAGATATGAACATGAGGAAGGGCGCAGCCAAGAAGGCAGCTAAGAAGAAAGCAGCTAAGAAATCTGCAAAGCGCAAGTAACGCTTTGTAAACCAATCCTGTCAGACTTAAAAGACAGCACGCGGACTGACAGGTTAATTGCGTGCAATGAGGTGAACAATTATGGGTACGACGACTTTTACTGGACCGATCAAGGCTGGAACGATTCGAGACACGACTGGCACTACCGTTGGTAGTAATGTTGCGAATGTTGGATCTGTTGTTATGGCGCAGAGTGCGGTGATCAACGAAGCGGCTTCCGGTACGGCTACTGATATCGTCATTCCGGCAGGGAGTCAGGTCATCAACTGCACAATATTCCCAACGACTGTATTTGCTGGGGATATAACTTTAGGGACCTCTTCGACCGGACAGGGTTTTGCCAGCGCGACTGCGCCTGCTGATAATTCCAGAACCGTTTTTGCTCCTGTCGATAACGCTCTCTGGAAGGATGTTGGAACTTCTGATGTGAGAATTTATCACGATGGCGCTAGTGCTGGTGGCGGCGTTGGTGTCCTTACTGTCGAGTACATTCAGAACAACAACCTGAGCTAACCATTGTCCGACCCCCAATGGTATAAGGATTTAAGTCCCAGAGGAAGAGAAGCCGTAGATCAGACTTTGCATTTGATCTGCGGCTTTTCTTTATCTGCACTCGGCGGTGCTTACTCGTCTGCTGCCGCACTTTACATGAGAGAGTTTTGGCTTCAATGGCCTGTCGAAAGAGTTGCAGACACCAGAAAAGATATGGCTTTTTGGTTGGCTGGAATGGGACTTTTTGAAATTTGGAGATACTTTAAATGATTAAAAACTTTTTGATTTCACTGCTTACGATACTAGCATTTGCAATGCCATCGTATGCAGCGGCTCCGTCTGTCAAGAAACAAGCGAGGGATGGTGACACCTCCGTTGACTTCGGCATGATGACAGTCGATTTTGTTACTTCAAACACAGCAGGTGTGTACAGCCTTGGTTTTTCTTACCCGCTATTTTCGCTTGACTGGTCTAATGGAGCTGGGGGCTTTGCTGCTGAGCTTCATGTCTGCGATACGCCGAACGGAGGCGGCGGCGGGGACTTGAGTGCCAGTGGCGAATGCACGCTTGTTACTGCGCTAGCGACTACGGATTTAACTGTAGAATCTTTTAAGTCCAAGAAGCGTTATATAGTTATTGAGATTACAACGGCGGGAACTGGAAAGCTCACTATCAAGGGAAGCTGGGACCAAATCAGTAATGCTAGCGATACTCTTACTGGCGCAACGGACGGCAGCTTTATTTCCGGTATCAACGGCTTGTCTTCAATCGAGTGGGGCGACGGTTACAGAGATATGATTACGGCTTCGGTCACCAGTCCGGGCTGGATCGTAGGCACGACGTTTCTCCCCTACTTCAATACGAACGGCGTGAAGGCTAATTGCCCAACTGCCACTTTAGGCGCGGACCCGGCCAAACCGTGGTTCACTTGCCCATCGACTGGCCTTCTTAAGACGAAGACATCGGGGATTTTTCTCGATATGGTCAACATGACCCCGAACGAGTCGTGGCCGATTAACCTCGATCTTTACACGGCTGGAGACACAGACCCCAACGGTATTGGGATTACCATCAAGGCTTCCGGTGGCTCGCAGACCGTGGGTGATGAGGGTGCTAACGGTATCCGCCTTGCGATGAACCCAAACTGGGGGAACGCTTTTGGTACAGCCGCAATCCCCGCAAGTACAGGAAATTTTGTTTCCATCCCGTTAGAAGCCGTTTCAACGGAAGACAGTCGGTATATAGGCATTGGTAAGCCGCTCGTCTTCTCTGGTTCGTCTTCTGCGTTCACGCGCACGCCTGCTGCACAGCCTCCCTCCACGGTCATCGTTGGCAACGTGAAATCTGGCACGACTAAAGCCGACTGGACGGTCACTACAACCGTTAACGGAACGGGTATTGAAGCTGATAACTGGTGTGTTTCCCACGACGCCTACAATATCGCCTCCACGCCGGGCACCGGCACGGAGTCCCGCTACTGGCTGAAGATTTCTGCAATCGCGGTGGACGGTTTGTCCTTCACAACGCAATGGTGGTCGCAAGGCGTAGACCAGAAGTACCCCGACTCGCACCTGTGGTCGCTCGACCCGGACTCTCTTAGCTTTGCCCCTTGCTACACGATCACGGGCGTTTCGCAGAGTGAAAGCACAAAGCTCGTTGACGCCGTCACGGTCTACAAAACCTCTTCCTACTCCGAAGCTGGATCTGTCGGCTGGGACGTTGTCCCCTACGGTGAGTTCAAGACCACAGGCGTTAAGGTTCTCCTGAACGCCGACATCAACCCGGCAGGCGCAGGCGCGGCCTTCACGGCACAGAACCAGATTGACTTTCGAGGCCGACATCAGATCACCAACGCCTTCAAGATCGAAGGCGCGAGCTGTGCCACAGACAACCGCGCGACCTCCTGCCTCAAGGACGGTACCAAGGGTGCGTTCGCCTATGGCCTCGATATCGCCGAGTGGGGTGCCGAGACTGGAGTGCGTTACAAATACTACCAAGGTGGCGACCTCGGTGCCGGTAATAAGTTTGCCATCATCGACCCCCCGACAGCCAACAACGACTGGGGAACCCCCTATGTGGGCATCCCGGTCATCGGCGTGGACGGCGCTCCCGCGAAGTCCCTCATCGTCTCCTCCGACAAGGGATGGGGCGTGGGCCAGCAGGGCTTCAACCTCGGCCACTTCGCCGTGGTCGATGGCGCTGTGTCGCACACCAACGGAAATATGCTGGTCTGGTCGGACGCTGAGGGGGCCTACATCGAGTCGGCCCAGCCGACCCCGCCCAACACCTCGTTCTCAAACTTCCCAGAAATTGGTGACGCCGAGAATGTACTTTACGGAACCGGAGACGGACTCACGATCTCCGCGTGGGACTCTTCATATACGGCTACTGATCTTGTTGGAGCTACATACACGGTGAGCCTGCCAGAAATTACGGGAGCGACCGACATACACAATAGGGTAGAGATCTGGATTGAACCCGGAGTGACATTGACTGTTCAAGGCCATACCAATGACGCAACGGCTTTGAGCTTCAACCTCATAGCGACCGGCGCAGGCACGGCAAGTATGACGTTCACCGCTGCGGCAAGCACCATCGCGTGCAAGGCTGAAGTGTTTGTGCGAGCGAATAATGCTGTCATGACATCTAGCACTTGCCCGACGCAGACCTTAAGCAATCCGTAGAATGTCGCCTTTAAACTCAGCAATAAACATAACAACTTTTTGGGCTTCCATCGGCATTGTAGCCTCTGCC